ATGAAACAACAAATTAATCCAATTGAGGCAATTATCAGAATTGCACTAACTATTATCGGAATGCTGATGATTATCAGCGAGGGGGAATCACTAGTACCAAACGTAATCGGGGCAGCAATCGTGATGTTCATGATGTATGTCAACGGCTGGGTTCCAGTTTTCGAGGATGCAAAATAATGAAACGCGTAAAGAAAATCAACATCGATGACGTTAATCTCATCGAATCGTACGAAGACATCATCAACGTCTTAGCAAGGACTAAACGATCAGACCTATTCTTAATTATCCGCACGATCTTCCGCATCCGCAGGAGTTACCGATTGAGTAGAAAAGCGATTCGAGTATTTAACGCGGCAGAACGTAAATCCAAAGCACTGGGAGTTTTGTAATGAATAATAAAACAGCACAGCAACTCATCGAAGAGCTAAATCTCGAAGATGAACTATTTAAGTCGCATTACTATCCAGTAGCACCAGAAGCTTTTGATGATTCGGAAGTTTACGATGGTACCATGAAGGATTATCTACTAGATCTACTATCAGAGAAGTTCGGCTACTCGACAGAGCTAGAACAACTTGCAGACGAGATCATGGAGCTATTGGCAGATAGAATCAGCTCGCGAATTATGGAAAACGATAAAAACTATCAAGAAGATTATGAAGCTTCAGAGGAAGCATGGAGGCAACGATGAGTGATTTAACTTATCGAGATCGTCCAGAGTGGTCCTACTCAGACATGAAAGTCATTCTGGAATACGATATTGATTATGCAGTAGCAGTGAAACGTAAACTGCTTGAGAAATCTTATGGCAAGGCGGTAGATATTGGAACGCTTGCCCATGAAGAGTTGCTCAAGCAAGGCGGATCAAATAGTTTTGTAGTCAAGGCTTACAAGGATTTTAGAACTAACGAAGCAAAAGATTGGCGAGACGCTCAAACAGTACCTATTATCTCTGATAATGATTTCGAGCAAATTAATAAAATATGTGAAACGGTCAGAAATCATCCCCTTTATTCAGTTTTACTCTGCGGAGAAGGTATTGAGAATGAAGTCGAACTTTATGCCAAGATTAACGGCGTAGATATTAAAGGTAAGGCAGACGCAATTCGCAAGAACGAAGATGGCAGTATTGTAATTTGTGATCTTAAGACCACGGCTAAGTTCGAAGATTGGAAAATGAATGAACCTAGGGATATGTGGAAAATCGCAAATAAACATTACGATCTTCAATGCGCTAACTACACACAGCTAGGGCTTAATCCTAATCTAACCAACTTCTATTTCTTTGTAGTAGAAACAGTCGAGCCATACAGAGTTAAAGTTATGCACTGTGCTTTAGCTTTTGTAGAGAGCGGAGAGCAAAAACTAGCTAAATGCATTGAACAAATTAAGCAGTTCGGGAATCGCGAGATTGATTTTACTTATACCAAGACACTGGGTGAAGTTGAAGAAATTGGCGATTTTAGTCTTTAAGGAGAAAAAAATGAACAACGAAATACAGCTAAAAACTCAAGAAGAAAGCAAATTAGCAGAGCGTAATGCGCAAACCGAGATGATGGTTGCTCGTCAAGCTCAAGAAGTCCAAGTGGCTATGATCGCAGCCAAGAAGTTCCCCCGAGATGAATTCTCTGCCATCGAGAGAATCAAGGCGACTTGTCAAAGAATGACCTTAGCTGAACAAGCAATCTATTCATACCCTAAAGGTGGACAAAATGTGAGTGGACCAAGCATTCGTCTAGCTGAAGCTATCGCACAAGGATGGGGTAATATCGACGCTGGTGTGATCGAGCTATCTAATCAGAATGGCAAATCCGAGATGATGGCTTATGCTTGGGATCTTGAGACTAATACAAGGATTACTAAGACTTTTACAGTAGAACATGTTCGAGATACTAAGGTGGGTCGTAAAAACCTTACTGATGTAAGAGATATTTATGAAGCTACGGCTAACTTCGGTGCAAGACGAGTCAGGGCTTGTATCTTAGCTATCATCCCAGGTGATATTACAGAGATGGCAGTAAATGAATGTAAGAAGACACTAGCTTCCAAAGAAACTAGACCAGTAGAAGAAATCGTTAAGGGTTTAATAGACGGCTTCAAAAAATATGGTGTTGAAAAATCTCAACTTGAACACTATATTGGCAAGCAACTAACAATTTGTACTAAGGAAGATCTGATTGAACTAAGAGGCGTATGGAAGTCTATTTCAGACGGGCAGGCTAAAGTGTCAGATTACTTTAAAGCCCCTGCTCTTGAGGTAGAAGCGAAGCTAGAAGAAGCCAAAAAATAAGTATGTGGTGCTGGTATAATAACCCCCTTAAGCAATAACCAGTTAAATGTCAATTTAGACGCAGCCACATTTCATGCTTACCTGGGCGGGTGGTTACCGCCCAGACCAAGGAAAACTATGAAACAAAGAAAATATATTAAGCCAGCTCTCCCAGTTAACTACGTAATTCGATATGAAGCTACAGATGGTTCTGAGCACAGAATTGCAAACACGAGTCTGGCAGAAATTAAGAAAACGGAAAGATACCTAAGAGACAAAGGTATTAAGAATATTGATATTGCAGTGACAATGCCACGCAAGTCAGAGGGGTCGGAAATGTTCCCTGTGAATAATTAAGGAAAGTGAGAAATAAAATGAAACAGTACAAGCTTAAAAAAGACTTACCAACATTTAATGGGGGTGATGAGTTCTATCTAGATAACAATAACGATCTTCGCCTTAAAGGGTCAGATATTATGGCTTACAATCATAAAACGCTTGAGAAATTTCCAAACATTCTTAAAGACTGGTTCGAGGAAATCCATGATGATAAGAGGTGGAGGGCAGAGTATGCCGGAAGATATTGGTGTACTGGTGGTACTGGTGGCATATACAGTTCTACTGAAGACGGACATAAAGCTGATAATTATCGTTTCTGTACTGGTAATTACTTCAAAACCGAAGAAGATGCCGAAGCTTATAAAGAGTATCTATTGGCTAAACAGAAGTTAATTGACAGCGCTAAGGGATACAAGCCTGTACTTGATGGTCATAACCATTATCTAGAGTATTGTAATGGTGCTTTTACAAAACACTTCTCCGTCTATGAGACCACTACCTATACTCCTGGTGTTATCTACTTCAAGTATCAAGAAGATGCTGAAGAAAGTTTCCATAAATACCGAGATGAATGGGAAATCGTCCGTAAATACGAGATGGGAGAAAAATAAATGATTAAGATGTTAAAAATTACAAAAGAATTAGACGGTGATGTACGCATTGTACAAGGCCGTATGGAATTAAGAATCGAAAAAGATAAATGGGATAAGATGACGGATGAACAGCGCACCAGTGAGTTTAATTACGACGCTATTATTGTTGAAGGTTATCTAATTGAAGATGATGAGACAAAAGATAAGCTAGGCCAAGAACCATTTGTCGTTGAGGAGTACATAGTATAATGCTAATAATTATATTAATGTTCCTAATAATTACCTGTATCGTATCTTGGCTTCTTGACGAAGAGAATGATGGTATAGCTGGACCAGTATGCGTATTATCCTCAATGGGCTTAATTGTCTCTTTAGCAGTTTTTGTAATCCTTCTGATATCTGTCTCAAATGGGTCAACAATAGATTCTAAGATTGAACTATACCAAGCACAGAACACTGATATTGAGTCTAAAATTCAAGCTACGGTCGCAAGCTATTTGGCTCACGAGAAACAAACTTACAAAGACCTCAAGCCTAATAATGCTATTGCTGTTGTCTCGGCCTACCCTGAGCTTCATAGTAATGAACTGGTCAAAAAAACAGATTGAAGTCTATGAAGACAATAATAAGAAGATCATGGGTCTAAAAGAAGAAAAACTAAATCTGTCAGTATATAAATGGTGGCTGTATTTTGGGAGATAAATAATGCGTGAATTAGGATTTAGGGTTCTAGATAAAGAAACCAATGATTATGGATTATCTGATTTTCTTCTCCTTGATAGTAATGGCAAGTTAATGTTTTTTAACTTTGCAGGAGACAGTGTCAAAATACAATATGTTAATCAAAAAAACTTTGTCGTTGAACATGCTACTGGCGTTCTAGATAAGAATGGAAAGATGATATATGTTGGCGACATCATAAGGATGAGATTTCCATATGATAAGCGTTTCGTAGATAATTTCGTTGTTGTTGAGGACAAGGCTAGCCCATATATAGGTTTACTAACTGAACCAAAATGCACAGAAGTATTTGTCTTGGCTAGACGTTTATCACGTCAGTATGAGATTATCGGTGATATTCATCATAACCCTGAGTTATTGGAGAACAAAGATGAAAAATAAGCAATTCACTGAAAAATTAAACACAGCAAAATACATTCTTGGAATACAAAGACAAAATATTACAAATGAGTATATGTGTGGATTCTATAATGGAATGGCGCTGATTATAGCACTTTTTGAGTCTCGTGAACCAGAGTACATAGACATTGGATTGGAAACCAAGGCTAATGAAGAAGAATGAATTTGATGTGCCAGTAGATTGGGGAAAACTCAGTTCCCATAAGCCTTCCATACATTCTAAGAGCGACAAACAAATCTACTGGGCAAAAATTCGTATGGCAAGCAAAAAGAAGAAGTTCAATCTTAATAAAGAGATACAAGGAAAGAATGAAGATGAAGCTCACGACAATAAATCAAATAGTAGAAGCAATTCTGTCTCAGAATGATGATAAAGCCAAGTTAGAACGAAGTGCAAATGAAGTCACAATCGCTCTTAAAATGGCTATGATATGTGAGTCCCGTGGGATTGAGGAGGCGATGGATTACTATGATAAGACACATGGCCCATATGAATATCTAGAGTATAGGACTAATGTGACTAAACCCGACGATGTTAGCCTCTGCAAAAATTGCTGGTGCATGACCCACACGATAGATGGCAAATGCGGTAAATGCGGAGCTAGAAAGGAGGAATAATGGCATACATAGGGCACAAGAATAGAACCATGGATAATGGCCAAAACATCGTCGATTGGGTTATGCCTACCATTATTCAAGAGAGTAGGCTTTATGGTAAAATTCCACTGCCATCTAGAGAACAGGTAGCTCTTGTGATTAGAGCTTTAAGAATGCATCACATATTAGAATACGCCTCTAAATATGATTTTTCAGAGCTATCTAAGCCTGATGAAGTTACAAGGTTTTGGCCAACCATATCAAGTATTGGTAGGTTCTTCCGAGACGCTCCGTTAGAGGTGCTAGATGAATATGCAATGGAGTATGGAGAATCTAAACAATGAGACGAATCCCAAAATATAATTCCGAGCATAATCTCTACGAGCAAATCGCTCGCTATCTCCAGCTTCAATACCCAGATGTGATCTATCGCTTTGACATTGCCGCAGATTTAAAACTCACAATGGGTCAGGCGGCAAAACATAAGAGACTACACCCAGAGCGTGGTTATCCAGATTTATTCATAGCTGAATCAAGTACGAATATATGGAATAGTCCCGTACGTGAGTGGGGGCTTTATTTCGGACTCTATATCGAAATTAAAAAAGACGGCACAAAACTAAAACGTGATAAAGATACAAAAAAGATCTTGAAAGGCGAAACTAAAATTCGCAAAAAAGGAGATTGGTGGGATAAACATATTGAAGAACAAGCAGGAATGCTTGAGAACCTGCGTGCGAGAGGCTACAGAGCTGAATTTGGGGTGGGATTTGATGAATGCAAACAAATTATTGACGAATATTTAAGGAAGTAGATGAAAAAAGAGAAAAAGAAAATATCACAAAAGAGTGTCGTGAAGCCCACTACTAAGAGCGGACATAAGCTAACGCCCCAGCAGGAGCTATTTTGCCAGCTTTATGCAGGCGATAGAGAGTTTTTTGGTAATGGTGTTCAAAGCTACATTGAAGCTTATAATGTCGATACCAGTAAGCCTGGGTGGTATACAACTGCTCGGGCTGGTGCACATGAGAACCTCACAAAACCTCACATTTTGGAACGAATCGATGAAATCTTTGAAGCCCATGGTCTTAATGACCAATTCGTTGATAAACAGCTCGAAAAACTTATCGTACAGGACGCAGATTTTCATGCTAAGATGAAGGCTATTGCAGAATATAACAAACTAAAGGCTCGCATTACGGAGAAACGTGATATTACGTCAGGCGGAGAGAAAATAGATTCTGTCAAGATCGTAGTAGAAGATTTTTCAGATAAGGGTGGTAAAAATGCAACTAGAAATTGAAATCCCTAAAGAGTTTAAGGTTCTTTTTGATCTAGATAAAGACCTTAGACATATTGTACTCTATGGTGGCCGTGCATCTGGTAAGTCGACTTCAGTTGCTTTATCGCTATTGATTTTAGGCATGAACAAGAAATTGCGAATACTCTGTACTCGTGAGGTTCAGAACTCAATTGCAGATTCTGTACATAAGCTCCTATCAGATTTAATTTCCAAATATAAGCTCAATACTTGGGAGGTTCAGAAAGATATTATCAGAAATAAACAAACAAGTTCTGAAATCTTCTTTAAGGGGCTTCATAACAATTCGCAAAGTATTAAGTCTATCGAGGGTATTGACATTGTATGGATAGAGGAAGCTCAAAGTGTTTCTGCAGACAGTATTAACACACTTGTACCTACGATTCGTAAAGCTGGAAGCCGACTCATCTGGACATTCAACAGACTAACTGAAAATGATCCTGTTTGGGAGCTTATTGTTAAAAAAGCAGATGACAGAACGTTCGTTCAGAAAATCAATTCAGATGCAATCGAATCTCTACTTAGTAAGGAAATCATCGAAGAGCGTGAGAAGATGAGGCTCGATAACCCAGAAATGTTTGAACATGTGTGGTTAGGAGAACCAATGACCTCTAAGACTGGTTCTGTGTTTGGCAAGCAGCTTGCGCAAGCACGTAGTGACGGACGAATTACGAAAGTGCCGTACGATGCCTCTACTGGTGTCTATACGGCGTGGGATTTAGGTATCGGTGATTCTACTGTGATTTGGTTTTTTCAGACAGTTGGTAATGAAATCCATTTTATTGATCATTATGAAGGCTCAAATGAGGACTTAGGTCATTATATTTCGTATATCCAGAATAAACCTTATCAATATACTACTCACTTTTTACCACACGACTCCAAGGCTCGCGAATTACAGACTGGTATGACTAGGGTAGAATTTTTCAATAATCATGGAATCTATAACATTGAGGTTTTGAGGCCTACTAATTTTAGCTTGGGGCAAGATGATATTGATCTAGTGGCACGTCCGAAATTCTCACTTTGTTGGTTTGATGAGGAGAAATGTCAAAGAGGGCTTGAATGCCTAAGAGCTTATCATTATGAATATGACAATAAGAATAAGCTCTTAAGAAATAAGCCTGAACATGACTGGTCTTCGCACAGTAGTTCAGCTTTTATTTATGCATTGATGGCTAAAACCGAACAATTAGATATTAAGTTGAAGGTCAAATTCAAATCCTACACACCAAAAGCATTCAGAAAAACTAAAGATAGTTGGTACTAAATTATTGTAGATAAAGCGATTATGTTATATAATGTGGGCAATGGCGATGTGTTCGGTTTTAAGTTGACTGAACAAAAAAAGAAACAATCTGTTGAAAAAGATACTAAGCTAACGAAATGGCTTGGTAAATTTGAACGTTCTTGGAATTACGCAAAACAGAACTACCACCAAAAGTGGGAGAATAACTGGAAACTCTATCGTAATATCCGCGTTAAACGTAGTCATGATGGTGTTGTTCAAACCTTTGTTCCAATGGTTAATTCAGCCGTTAACACAATCGTAGCTGAACTTTTTAATTCTAATCCTCTAGTTAATTATGTGCCGAACCATCCTGATCAAGAAGCTGACACTAAAGTATTAAATGAGATCTATGCAGATTTCGCACTTCGCGATAACTGGGTACAGAAAAACAAGGTAAATGGACGACAGGGGCTTATTACTGGTAATTTCTGTGCATTTTATGAATGGATTGAAGACCGTGATGGCGGTTACGTACATAAAATAAACATTCCTATCAGGGATATGATAATTGACCCATCATCCTCATCTTACGAGGATTGGAAATATGTTGGGCGTAGGTTTTTTGCTGATAAAAAATCGCTTGAAGAAGAAACTATCTATGATTTTAATACAGGCAGCTATAAAAAACGCTATAAGAATCTTGATGAGGTTATTTCTGGTGGTAAAGACGAAGATGACGACAAGTCTAAAAAAGACCAGATGATTGGATCTATTGACGATAATAAAGATCGAGTTGAACTAATTGAAATCTGGACGAAAAAGCATGTCGTAGTTATTGCTAATCGTAGCACGATTATAGAAGAGCGTGAAAACCCACACTACGCTCTGGCTGAATCTCAACAAGCACAGAGGAAAGCCGAAGCGCAGCTAAAAGGAGAGGAGATTGAAGAAGATGATAAAGTTGAAGGATTACTGCCATTTGCGCATGGAAGAATTTACGCTGACATTTCCCTACCTTACGGAGACTCCGATGTTGATATTATTGCAGACCAGCAAGAACTTCTCAATGAACTAACCGAGCTAAATATAGAGGCTTTACTTTACACGCTGTATCCAGAGAAGACATTAGATCCTAAATTCTCAGAGTGGATTGATGACATGGAACCAGCTCCTGGTAAGATCTATCCATTGCCCCAAGGTGCGATGTCTTGGAATAACCCACCATCAATTCCAACTGGAATAGCACAAGAAAGATTAAATATTAAAGATGAAATTCGCGAATCTTCGGCTATTAGTCGTATTTCAAAGGGTGCTAGTGCGACAGGTAGTACTACTGCTACCGAGATCAAGAATATGCTCGGACAGATGGACTCTAGGATTCAAGAAAAAGCTCAAACTCTTGCTAATGAGTTCTTCTTTCAAGAAGCAAAAATCGTACTTAAACTTATTCAGCTTTATGCTCCAGAGCAGATGTGGGTTAGAACGCTAGGCGATGCTAAGGTATCATTCGATGAAGTTAATCCAAGGCAATTCCTCGGAGAATATACGCCAATGATAACTCTAGACATCCAACGCAAACTACAGCGTTCTGAAGAACAAGAAGCCTATACACAGGCTTATCAGATCCTAATTCAAGACCCAACTAACAACTTGCCAGCACTCAAGAAGATTATGTTCAGAAAAATGTTCCCAGATCTAACACAGGAAGAGATCGAGCAGATTATCACGCCACCTGAACAACCAGAACAAGGTCAGCAGGGCCAATTACCTCAAGGCGAAGAAGCAACACCACAAGATACCGAATTGCCTCTTCAAGAGGCCATGGCAGGTGATCAAATAGAAGGAGATGGATATGGATATTAAGCACGAAGAGAAAGACAAAATCACCCCAGTAGAGTGGAAAACCTTCTGGGAATCTAAGGTAGGTAAAAAGCTTATAGGTAAGCTGGTTGATTTCAAGCAGTCCTATCTAGATTCATCTATGACTATGCATCAGAGTGACGTTGTAAGAATGGTAGACCGAGCCATAGGAGTTGAGACGGTGATTCAGTACATTAATGTCGGGATCGAGCAAGCCAAGAAAGAATTGAAGGAGGAGAAATAGGACGAAATCGTTGATATAAGCATGACCGTCACCTCAACTCTTTAATTAATTACAAATTAATGAGACAAGGGTCTCCACATCGCCATACGTGTAAAGAGTTGGGCTGACGGGTTTTAAACGAAACCCGTCCGTACATAAAAAAATTAATCTCAAAAGGAGAAACAATGTTCGAAGAAGGCGAAACTGGAACTGAAGAGATGATCTTTGAGGACTCGAACGATAACGAGCAAACCGTAGAAGATAATCAACCTTCAGCAGTCGAAGAAACCGATGAACAATCAACATCTGATAATCAAGGAGAAGGAACTGATTCAGCCGAATCTAATAATGATTCGCAAACTGATGACGATATTACAGACTTCTTGGCTAAAAAAGGCATTGATCTCAATGATCCAGATGCAGCTAAAAAAGTTGCCAAGATGTATCGAGATGTTGAGAAAGAGTTTTATAAAAAATCACAAGAAAAAGCGCAACTTGAGCGTGAAATGACACGGAACTCAGTTGACGAGAGTGCTCCAGCCGATATCAGGGCTTTAGCGGAAGTTAGAGCGATGAAAGCGGAAATGGATGCTAATAAGTGGAAACAATCCGTAGAACTCACTCCTGAAGCAGAACAGAAGATGGTTGAGTATCTAGCTCAGCCAATTACCGATGCTAACGGTGACCCGTTAATCAACCCTCAGAATGGTCAGATCATGACCAAAGGATTGTTGGTGATTAATGGTCAATTATCGCTCGATGATGTATATAAAATCGTTGGTGCTAACACCGTAAAAACCGACTCAATCCGCTCTGAACTTAAAGAAGAGATTAAAAAAGAAATGGCGGCTCGCCAAGCATCCAAAAGACCTATTATGCAATCTTCAGATTCTTCACAGTTCGGAGAAAAGGAAGAAAGCGACCCATTCCTAGATGGACTCCTTGGCTAATTAATATTTAGAAAGGATTTAAAATGGCTGTTAATCTAGCCCAAAAATATTCAGATAAGCTTGATCAAGCTTTCTCTCACGGTTCCTATACCGATGACTTCGTTAATAAGAATTATGACTTCGATGGTGTTAAGACCGTTAATGTCTATACGGCAACAACCGTAGCTCTTAAAGACTACGATCGCACCGCTACTGGTGACCGTTACGGCGGCAACAACGAACTCCAGGATGTTGTTACCCCATACACCCTAACAAAAGACCGTACCTTCAAGATTACAATTGATGACGGTAACGCTAAACAGCAAGTTATGGCTAAGCGCGCTGGCGTCATCATGAAGGCCCAGCTACAGGAGCAAGTCGCCCCAGAAATCGATAAATATCGTATTGCTGTTGCTGCTACTGGCGCGAACGCTGTTAATCAGAAAATCACCGCAACTGCTGGTAAAGCCTATCTTGATGTTCTTAAGATGAGTGAATTTCTCGACGAAACTCAGGCTCCAATTGCTGGCCGTGTCTTATACGTGACTCCAAAATTCTACACAATGATCAAAGATAATATTGTCACTACTACTCACGGATCCGAGTATATAAGCAAACTTATCGGACGCGGTTTTGTTGGTGAGCTTGATGGTGTTCCAGTAGTCAAAGTTCCTACTTCCTACATGCCAACCAAGACCTACGCTGTCATGTGGCATAAGGATGCTATTTTGGGTGCTAAACAAATTATGAAGACTCGTATCATTCCAGATTCTGAATTGGTTGACGGCACCGTTCTTACTGGTCGTTTCCTTTATGATGCATTCGTCTTGAACGGCAAAAAGAACGCAGTTGCTTCTATCGTTTACGCCTAATCGATGCTAAAACAAACACTAAAACAAAAAGAAAAAGACACTTCGCCGAGGGGTGTCTTTTTTTGTGGTATACTAAAGTAAATGGCGATGTGATAGGTTCAATTTTGGAGAACTACACATTTAGCAATCTTGTGAAAAGAGTGAAGACTAGACTCAATGATGAGGAGTTTTCCGATGATGTGATTAGGGAGTTTCTAAACGAAGCTCAGTTTGAGATTTTAGGCGAAGATAAACATACATTCTTGGAGAAGGTGGATGAGTTTGATGTCTCTCCATCAGAGACAGAACTTGATTTACCTCGAGATTATCAATCAACGTTTATGATCTTTGCAGTAGACAAAGATGGCAATAAAATACAATTAGATTATGTACCTTATGAAGACTTCTTTGATTCAAAATCGCCAAACAAATACACAATCTTCGGTACTAAAGTTTTGTATAGGCTTATGGATAATTCAGACAACTCTAAATGCTGGAAAAGCAGGCTCACAATCCAGCACTTATACCTAGCAAAGCCAACAGAGATGATAGAAGATGATGACGAGCCAGTTCTACCTTACGAATATAGCGAAGCATTGATTTACTTGGCCCTATCTCGAGCAGAAAGACTACGAGACAACTTCGATTATGCTCAAATCTACGAAAATAAAGCAGAAACTCTTATAACAAACCTTAAAACAAGGTATGGTATGCGACAGATGAAGCTCAAAAATCGCGCTAGATTACCACTTAATTTAAGGTATGGAGGCTAAATATGCCAAGCTCACGTTTTAATAAGGTGGGGGCTATCCCAAGTACCTCTACAGCTAAAAGCTCACCAGTTACGACTAATTTCTCTAAGGGTATTAAAACCTATAAACCAAACGACACGATGGCTTCGGAGGAGCTATATTTGGCACAAAATGCCAGGTTTGAGCGGATCGGCGAATATAAAACCAGAAGAGGTTTCACAAAACTATGCGAGCCAATTGGCAAACGTGTTTTGATAGAGAACTATCAAAGCTCTGGGTACTCTTTTAGCGAAGACAAGAAGCAATTTAGCATCGTATCCCCTAGGAATGGCATTATCTACTCGCTTAAGGTCAAAATGTTAGTTACTGATGATACTTACGGCATCTTTGAGGCCAGAGTTTACGATAACGAAGGCAAGTTAATTACAAAATCATGTGCAGATATTTCCGCTCAGAATTCGGAGCAAGAAATAGAGTTCATCTTTGTAGATGCTCCAGAGGTTAATCAGAACGAGAGAATCACGGTGAAAATTGGGCTTCAACATAATGAGAGTAGAAGCTTCAAGCTTGCAGTCTTGGGTGATAATATCATGTATCAACTCTACACAGCAGAGGCAGGTAGTATTCCAAATGTCTTTGAGGCCAATATTGATGGCGTTAAAACGATTCTATTCCCATTTTTGTCAAAGAATAAATCTGAACTTTATCGGTTAATGGCAGATGGTAATGTGGTCAAGATCAGAGATCTCCCAGTAGGTACTAAGAACGTTAGGTTTAATCAAAATCTGAATAAGATCAGGTTTGTGAACGGTAAAGAATCGGTTAATCTATTAGATCCAGCTGATTGGTCTACTTCGGTAATTCCAACCATGGACGCACAGACTGATACCGACCTTAAGGCTAAACTATCAAACATTATGGATGGGCAAGAGGATAACCTTATCTATTTTGATGCAGAGGTGGATACTAAAGCACTCTGGTCTTATCCATATGGCACGTTTTTGAAATCTAAGCCAATTGAGTCTTATGATAAATTCGATCGAGATTTTTATCAGAACTTTCCTGCAATTCAAACTGGAGACCCACTCACAGCCATGTTTAAGCTTGGTGGTGTTATCTACATTCAGACCAGAAATCACAAATATCAGATGTTCAGCCAGACTGCAGATACTTGGACGCAGCAAGAATCTAACGCTCAAGGTGGTACATTTAGTCAAGAATCGGTGGTTTGTGATTCTAACTATGCTTATTTTGCGAATGATAAAGGAATTTTCATCTTTGATGGTGCTAGTGAATCATCTCTAACGGAGTCATCTATTCAAAACGTTTATGATTCTATTCCAGATAAAGAAAAAATAGTGGTAGACATTTATAATAATCGCTTATACGTATTCCATCCAAGCAATAAGGGAGGAAAGAACGACAGTTGCCTCGTTTATAATCTCAATTTAAGGCTATGGGAGAGCTTTGATACTAATACATATGTAGCATCTACTTCAGGCCGGAGAAACACTTCGAATAGGCTTATTTGCGGACATTCTAAAATTGGAATGCTTATGCTCGCAGAAGACTTATCTAACGATTATAACGACCTTGGAGGTGCAATTGATTTCGATATTAATACTGGATATCAACATTTTGGATCGCCTAGTCAACTTCACCGCATCACTAAGTGGAGGCCAGAATTTGCCACTACACAAAAACCATACACAGTGGAGTGTGGCTATGCTTTGGATTATTCGGATAACGTAAAATATGCTTTTTCAATCAACCTTAAAAACAAAACAAACGTAAAAATGAACTATGTTTGGGATAATACTAGAGAATATACAGGGATAGTTGAAACTAAACTAACAACTACTCCTAAAGTCCACGGAGAGTTTAAGCGATGCCAGATCCGATATCAACACCACGCTGCATTCGAACCAGTCAACTTTAAATCACATACATTAACAGTTCAAACGCAAAGGATCCGATAATGGCGAATCGTTTTACTCCAATACCTTCAAATGCTAATCTCCAGCAGGCATTACAACTTATCAATCGAGACTTAATGGCCCTTGATGCTGAAGCTACGACGAAAAGTTATAAACAAGCTGGCGGTAATGCTGTTGTGATTGGTAAGCTTCCAAACAAAAAGAATGGCATTACTCTTAGTGATACGGGTAATCGTCAGCGTATTTTACTTGGGCAACATCCAAAGGATGGGCATGTGGGGCTATGGATTACAAAAGAGGGGATTGACGTTATGGATGAATTAAAAAATGGCTAATCCACGTAATTTTATCATTAATACAGATTATCCAGTAGATCATGTTGTTTATATAAAAGATGTAGTAGTTCCGTTCTCGTCCACAGGTATCGAAATCGAACATGGTTTAGGATTCGCACCACTCCTGATGGGTTTATTTTCTACTGATGATTGGAATACTTCTATGCCTATCGACACCCCTGCCAGCTCTGGTGATAATATTGGCAATCTTCAGACGGAAACCACGCAGAGAGTCATTAGGTTGATCAATTACGGTCGTCTCAATCGATCAGTCAAGGCTAGGCTTTTTGGACTGATGCCAAGTGATGTCAATGTTGATGTGACACCCCCTAAAATACGCTACTCTAACTTTAATTTTAATACCGATTTTAACTACTCAAAACTAGTACAGGCTGGCGTTTTTAATGCTCATTGGAATTCAGGTGAGAATAATGTTTATCATCACGGTCTAGGCTATATTCCAGAGGTGGAAGCGTGGCAAGAAGACAATAGTGGCGTGGTTAAGAAACTATTCAATGTGTATGACCCTAGTGGGGTTAACTTCTCAAGTATGGGTAGTCGAATTGTCTACGCTAAAATTACTACACAAGACTTTATTATTCGTACCGATGGAGCTAATCAAGACATTACTAAGATCCATTACCGTATCTATGGAGACCAGAATGGTTAAGATTGCTAATTTTATTCTTAATTCAGATTTTCCGGCACTCGCTCAAGCATTCCAAAAAAGTCATACGGTCACTAGCTCCATTGGCACGCCAGTTAGTGATGCGAAGTGGCGAGAGGACTATATTGATATTATCGTTCCAAACGCCAGTACTATTCAAAGGGTCAATATCCAGTCGCACTCGCTAGGGTTGGTCTCTCCAGGTTACATGCAAATCTGTCACACAGATGCCGTATACAACGTATTTACAAGGTCTGTTAATGCGAATACTATCAGACTTACAGTACAGTGCGTGCAAATCTCTGGTGGCGATAATACTACTCATACGGAATCGTTTACGTTTCACATATCTGGATTTTATTTACCATAAATATTATAAAAAGCATGATATAATCAAGATAATGGCGATGTGAGAATAATTTATTTCACATGGCGAAAACTTTAGCGGAATATCAGGCTGAGGTCACGAGAAGCTACGAACCAGCACGTCAGGCGATTCAGAATCAGATTAACGCATTAGCTGGGCAAGAAGCTCAAGGACTTCAGTCACTCCAAAAACAATATCAATTAGACCAACAAACATTAGAACGCAACCGTGATACTGCTGCTGAAGCAGCTTCTCTTGCAGCTGCTGGTAACGGTGGTAGTTTTGGCGGTCAAGCCAACATCGCTAACCGTAAATACTACGCACAGACATTCGCTCCAGCCCAATCGCAACTCCAGACGAACTTCGATAAGAGCCGTGGTAATCTATCATCCCAAATTGCACAGAATAAGATGAGTTTAGAGAGCCAATTAGCTAACTTGGCTTCAGAAGCGTCTCGATACGGTTTGAGTCGATATGATGACGCAGTCGAAAAGGATAGGCAGTACGCTCTTGAGCAACAAAGGCTAGCCCTACAACGAGCGCAAATTGCTGCACAAAATAATTACAATCGGTACTTAAATGCAGCCCAAGCCCAGAAAAAAGCGGCACCAGCACAAAATTCGTTCATCGATTACTTAAAATCTAATGCAGCCATGAATTATGGTGGCTGGGCAGAAGATATGACACAGCAAGAAAAAACAGCGTACCTTAACAATATGCTAAACAGGTGGCAACAGGGTGATGATAACACCAGAAGGCAAATTATGGACGGCTCGACATACAGACACTATCAAAGTTTATTAGGAGGTAGATAATGGTTGATTTTGGTGGAAGAAGAAGCGGATTTGAGGACGATGATAATTATTATGGCCGACAGGACATTTTAAGAGAGTCTCCAATTGCCCTAGAATCTAAAAAACAGGCTCAACAGAAGACACCAAGTTTTGGTCTGGGTGAATTATTAGCGGGATTAGCCGGATTAGGCAAAGGTATCACCGACTCAGCTATCAATGTAGGTAAAAGTACGATTGGTGCAATTGGTACTGGTATAACCTCTGCTATGGACCTAATGGGTGGAGAAGAAGCTAAAAGAGGTTATAATGAAGGTAAAAATACCGACGCATTTAAGCGTTGGCTTTACGGTACAGATTCTAAAGGTCAGATTAATTATGGTAAGGCGGCAGGTGAAGCATTAGATGCAGCGACAACCTTAACTAACTTCATTCCAGGTGGAGGTAAGCTCGCAGCTAATGTCGCTCAAGGAGCTGTTTCAGGATTCGCCAATGAATATAAGGAAAAAGGTAATGATGCTGATCTTGGTAACGCTTTAAAAAGCGCAGCTACTGGTGCCGTAACTGGTGCTGCGACCTCCAAGATGAACGATTTTGTTGGCAAGAAAATGGGTGAATTGGCTGAAAAACAAGCGGCTAACCAGCTAGGTATGATTGGACAAAAAGTCTTAAACGTCGGCAAGAGCAACTTTGTGCGTGGCGCTATTTCAGGAGCTACTGGTGGGGCTGTAGGTGGTGGTATGACTACTGCACTCAATGGTGGAGACCTCGGTCAAGTCCTTGGTAATGCCGTCTCGACTGCTGGTTCTGGGGCTTTGCAGGGTGGAATTTCTGGTAGCGTTACGGGTGCCATAAGAAATGCTAAGGATCTTGCTGTTGATAAAATAAGAAGTGCATATGTAGATGGTAAATTGCCAATTCCACAAACAGATTTAACACCTAATGCAGGAGTTAAAAGAAGACTGGAATCATCGTTTGAGAATGGGCTTACTGGTGATTTTGAGGAGGGAAAAAATTGGGTTGGAAGACTAAAACCAGATGATGTGTCAACTGCTAATAATATCCAGAATACACTTGGCCGACAAAACATTAATGAAGATGGAAATATATACTTAGACAACTACAATGCAGCAGAGCATGCGCAAAAACGTTTTGCTGAAAATCCTCAAAAGAATACACCAGAAAGCCTAGCAAATACCGCATATAATGCCATGTTTGGAGATGGAAAAGAAATATTGCCGAATAATTCATCAAATCCGAATTCGGTAGCATTTATAAATAGAAATAACCCTAGTGGAATGACTCCAATAGGGTTAAAAAACGGCGAGAATGAAATTCTGAGTGTAATACCACAGAGTAAGCGTAAACTAAACAATTTTGAAAATACAGTAGAGAACCCAGAAAAGGGTCAGGCACCCGATTTATTGGGTGCCGCCACTGGTAAGATATCACAAAACAATCAAAATATCAATAGTAAAACATCTGCCGCTGGGCAATTACGTCTAAAAGCTGCTCAGGCACTACTTGATCAGTATGGCACTATTGATAAGCCGATGGCACGTTCTGCTAATGCACTAGAAAACGTACAGAGAGTCGCCGACGCTGGATTTGTTAAACCAGCTGATGTTGAGAATATTATTAACAATATTACTGGCGCAAACGGTAAAGTTACCAAACTTACCCAAAAATTAGTATCTAACGCTAAGCCAGTAGACACGAGTTCAGATATTAGTAAGATTATTGATGAACAGATTGCCTTGAATGGTCTTTCTGGTACTTCAGATGAAAAAGCAATCCGTGCTTCAATCGACGCTCAGCTTAACCGATTGCCGTCAAGACGTGAGGGCTCAATTACTGGGTTAGACCAACCAGAAGATGTTTTTGATACTATTAAGGCACTTGAGAAACGTTCGGCAGAATTAAAAGGTAAGTCCGGCAATAACTATCGATTAACCACCCCAGAGCGAGGCGATAAAGCTAAAGTGCTTGATTCAATCACTGAAGTTCTCAAAGATAGGCTATATGGTGGAGCAAACATTGAAGGGGTGCTTACCTCAGAAGTAGCGAGTGAACTTAAGGGATTAGCACCTAAGAATGAGAAGTGGGCGAACTATGTTGACAATACAATCATGAAGTCTGGAGACGTAGGAGAGCTAAGAAGTACAGTTGCACCGTTTGTCAACATGGGAAAAGTCATTGATAATCAGTATATGAATTATGGAACTTATGGTCAGCGTGTCGGAGACGCAGCTAATGAAGGTCGTAGAATCGCAGGCATGATCTCTAAAACTCCAGTTCTTGGCAAGTTATTAGGTGATATCGCAAGTTCTAACGTTGCTGACCGCGTAAGGGCGAAAGCCTATAATTACATGGCTGACCAAGTGGAGGCTAGGAGTAATCCCACCAACTCGTCTACCACTACTTCAAAAGAACCAAAAACCCCAGACAATAAAATTACCAACCTTTCGTCTTTACTACTCGGTAGAGAAGTAATCCCACAGACCGCATTAAATATGATTGGGCGTGGCGTTGGTAATGAGAATGCATACAAAGTACAAAATGCAATGCGAGCGAACGTTAATGATAATATGTCTGATTATAATTCTCAAGATCTGGTTGAAAATAATATAAATCACGCGTCTCAACGATCTCGCACTGATGATAGTCCAATTATCGGGCAATTAACGAGAATTGGTGATGCAATGCAACTTGCATTGAATGCCGGAGATGTCGCTTCATATTCTAAATTAGCTGGATTATATGGAGATATGATGAATATCTATAAAACACAGCAGGCTATGCTTAATCCTCAAGCAAAAGTTACCAAATTGACCGATTCACAAAAGAAGGCCAATGTAGCTATGGATCTTCTTAATAATCTAGAAGGCCAGCAAGCTAATATTGGTTCAGCGGTAGCAGATATTCCAATTTTAGGTGGTTTGATGAATATTGGTGGAAATGAATATAAAAGTTCAGCAGAGGCACTTGAATCTGCTTTAGGCTACCTACAGTCTGGAGCTCAAATTAGTGAGAAAGAGCGAGAATCAATCCGCAGAGCATATATTCCACAGTGGGGTGAAAGCGAAGCAGTTAAGAAACGAAAACTCGCAGCTGCAAGACAAGTTATTCAGAACTTTGCACAAGGGAGCACTGAACTACAATCTTAAAACAAAGCACCCTTCTGGTATGGGTCGCCACAAAAACTAGGAACAGAATCCTCGTATGCTCTGATTATTGTATTTAATCTCATTTGGTGTACTTCTGAGTATTGATGAATCGCAATTTTACGACTAATCTCTCTTGAGTAACACCCGCCACTATTTACGGGATTAGCTTCAGTGCCACATCTACCATTAATATATGATTCAATCTCGTCATTATATCTCTGTATTTCTTCAGCTGCCTGTGCTCGATAAGATGCTAGATTTTTATCAAAAAAGCCTGCGCAATATTTAGCATTATTTTCCGCTATTACTTTTGCATCCTCCTCAAGTTGTTGTTGTCTAAATCTTTCTGCGCAATCCATTTTATCATTATAAGATAATGGCTCTGTCGAGTTGCATTTATCAGTGTTCGTCGTAGGTGATGAAGCTTCTTGTCTTTTTATAACATTATTTTTTTCACTTTGCTGTTCTATCGGTTCTATAGGCTCGTTGGTAGATGTGTCTTGGGTAGTATTAGATGGTTGAGAGTTAGTGACCTGACTAGTGCTAGTTTTATGTTTGGACGGTTTTTTTTGCGGTTCATTTGGATTAACGAAGGTCAATAATATTGGTATACAGGCAATTAAACATACAAAAAGAATTGATAATAAAAAAACTACACGAGTGTTTTTTGTGACCATATAAGATTAAGCTCCATGATAAGGTTCGTTGTTAATTCAATATTAACACAAAAACAAAAAATATAACAATTCTCAATCATCATGTGCTATAATAACCATAATGGCGATGTGATTGGAATCATATGGATTCTTTTGAACATCCAACATCTCGAGACAAAGCAAAATGGATCTTGCGAGATCTCGTCGACATCTTATCGAATTACTATACACTGATCGAGCTTGAAGAAGATCAAAAGAAAAAAGACAAACTCATCGAAATGGCTGCGGATATCAAAAGCCACATGAACTTTTTACAAGATTATCTTGCAAAAGTTGAGAAAAAAGAAAAAGAAAACAAAAAAGAAGAATCAGACAAAAGTGTTGATGTTTTTGAGATTTCTTTCTTGGACGGACTTACCCCTAAAATCAAAAAGAGAGAGGCTAAGAAATAATGAATGGACTTCGTGTAGTACGAATGAATTCATTAAACCGTGGCTGCGTCGAGAGAGTCGTGATGGTTTTTACTGATGAAAATTGCAAACCAATCGCTAAAACTGGCAAAGTACTATATCTAACCGCTAAGAAGAAGCAATGGGATTTGGATAAAGAGGATACTTCTGCGCTATTCAAAATTAGAGGCGTGATTGATTCAAGCGAGCCTAATCGAGTAGTCTTTAATCTTACAGAAAAAGACACCTATTTAGATGCCAATAAAACTTATTTTTGTGACATTGTTGAAACTGATTCAGACGACTCGTCTAACGCCAGAAGGGTTTTTCTTGGCTCTTTTGAAGTTATTGGTGGTGCGAATAATAAACAAGCAGGAGATAACCTATGAACGTAATTCATTCGGTTGAAGATAATAATGCTCAAATCATTCATGTGTCAGTCAATTCTAATGATCGTGGTGCTACTGGAGAAAAAGGTGATAGTGTCACTAACCTTAAAATTACTGAAGAGAATAGGTTGGAAGCGACTTTGAGCAACGGTCAAACTATTGATGGTGGTGCAGTTCCAGCAATTAAGACTAGACGTGTCTTTGTCGCTGATATGGATGGGGTTAAACGAACCTATATCTTGCCTCTCAATATCGAATCTTCTCAAGTTTCATATATCTTGATGAACGGAGTGGCTTATTCAGATGGATATGTATTACAGAGTGGCGAGATTACTCTTAATTACGATGATTTACCAGCTGGCCGATTAGAGGTAGTGCTTAATGATAATTCTGGTCATGTTGGTGACATTAATGTCTCCATCAATGGCAAGACTGGTGATATTAAATTAAAAACTATCAATGGAGCTAATCTTGATGGTGATGGAGATATTGAGGTAGCGACGCTTGACGCATTTAATAATGAAGTCCGTGCTAGAGAAGAGGCTAATAATAATATCCGTAATTCACTAAACGATCATGAGACAAGAATAAGTAATAATGAAAGTACTATTAGCACGCATGGGAACAATTTGTCATCTCTTAATGCTAATATCTCAAGCGTTAATAGCCAGATGACGACATTAGCTAACGATGTGCATGAAGTTACCGATAATTATGTACCGAAAACTCGTAGAATCAACGATAAGTTCTTGTCACATGATATGAGGCTAACTGCCGATGATGTCGAGGCTTTGCCAATTACTGCTGGCGTGACTCACCCAATTCGCGGAGAGCTGGTGGTAAATGGTCATATTACTGCAGAAAACGCCACTCAAGATAACCACGTAGTCACTAAGGCACAGCTCGATGCCAAAGTTGCAGAGGTTGTAAATTCTGCCCCAGAGACTCTAGATACCCTAGAAGAGTTAGCTAAGTCTCTTGGCGACGATCCTAATTTTGCTACTACAGTAACTAACAAGATCGGAATAGTCGATAAGAAAATTGATACCGAAATCAACAAACTCGCCAATAAGGTCAAACTAAACACTGAAGACCTGAAAATCACAAAAGAAAAAGCAAACGCAAATTCAACGAATATTTCATTATTAAATTCCACTGTTGCTACGAATAAGTTGTCATCTGACACTCAATTTTCTAATGTCGCAAAAGAGCAAGATGAGCAGAACAATTTAATTTCTGATATTCTAAACGCTTTTTCCAAAGAGAGCGAAAAGGGTACAAATCTTAAGCTTAACTCATCAGCTACTAAGGTGCTTGGTATGACTATTTATGGTAATACTGAGCAGGCTAAGTACACAGGCAAGAACCTCTTACAACTCTCTACTAATCCAACCATCAGTAATGGCTTGGCCTCGACAGTATCACCTGATGGCTTGGTTAAGTATTCAGGTAAGATAACCGACAGTTGGGGTGACATAACAACGCTTCTTTATTTTCCAGCTCCGCTTCCTGCCGGCAAGTATACATTCTCTATCGACCATCCACGAACGCACAGGATTATATTCAAGTATAGGTTAGCTGATAACACTTTTTCTGAGATTATTGCTAATATGACAGCAACCTCTACCTCTAATACCTTTACCACGACACAATCAATTGTCGCTGGATATTTGTACATTGCGGCGGCGAATGGTTCTAGTTTAAACGACACGGTTAAAGCTCAGCTTGAGATTGGTGACACTGCAACTGATTACGAACCATACACTGGTGGATATAATAACCTTTTTGACGAGTTCTCAAATCTCCCACTAAGCAGAGACGGTGTTACTTTGTCGAATCAGAACGGCATACTAAAACTAACTGGTCAGCCAACCGCAGACTGGATACCGTTAACTTCTCGTAATATCACAAGTTTCCTGCAAGATAAGCAAACATATACAGTATTTCAGCCCAATATTTATGGGGTGAAACTATACCCTGAGGTCATCGCCCAAAGAAAAGACGGTGGAAAATCTATGTCTTGGAACGGTCAAAACGCCAAAACTTTAACTTTTACAGTTGATTTCGATACTTACAGCTCATACAGCATGAAGCTCCAAATGGGTCCGAAGACATCATATCCAGAGCCGATCACTTTTTATAATAATTACGCCTTGTTTGTTGGTAACTATACTGCAGATAATCTCCCTGAATATTCACCATATAACACAGGTTTGTCATCTCCAAGACCACAATATTCACAAGTAGTTAAAGAGTTGAGTGGTGGTAAGATTAAGGTGGTAAGTAAAAACTTCGCAGTATTAGAGAATAAACCCTATACAAACACAGACTTAGCCGTACAGGTTAATGCAGATGGTTCTATTACGGCTCAAGGAGAGAATAAGAACTTCTGGGGTATGAATATTACCACCAACAATTTTATCGGGTGTCCCCTCAAAAAAGGAGATGTAGTAACTCTATCTGTCGATAAGCCATTACCATACACAATTAAATGGTACGCAATGCGAGACGACAACACTGCTATTGACAACTTCTGTAATATTCAGGCAGGTGAAACCTCTAAAACAGCTACAATACCTGCTAATTTATTGTATGGTCGGTTATTCTTCAATATCCAACAGGTCGGTCTTCAAGTTCCACCTACAACCTTTAAAATTCAACTCGAATACGGCGATACCGCTACCCCGTTTACCTCACATGAGTCTTCCAAGTTCACAATCCCATCTAGCCTCAACATCTACAAGCTAACCGATACTATCTACGATGAGATTAGGTTAGAAAATAGTGTCGCAAAGCTGATTAAGCGTGTCGGCAAACTAGAGTTGAGCGGCGACGAAGAAGAAAAGATTGCTTATTACTATACTTCAAAGGCTGGCACTATCGGGCTTAAATATAGAAATCCATCTGGTGAGATGATTTTTGCACAACAGAATTCCACAGCAACCATTATTTGTTCACACCTTATTGCAGTTAACGAAGATGCCGTCTATACGGCGAGAGAAAATAAAACGGGTGTGGCAATCTATGGCGGTTATAACAATTTTCCAAAATATTCTAGCACAATTGATTTCTGGTTTACCGTTCCTGATCAACTTAACCTTGGTATTACCGATGTTACTTCTTTCAAAAACTGGCTCAAAGCTGAAAAAGCTAAGGGTACACCAGTCACGGTTTACTACGAAATGAGATCATCTACCGAAGAGGAAATCACCGACCCAACATTATTAGCACAGTTTAAAAAGCTTATGGAGATGAGGACTTATGATGGTACGACCAATATATCGATTACAGGAACTGGCTTGACACCTGACATCAAGGTAAAGTATATGAAGAAGATTGTGGAGTAGAGGAGAGAATATGGATTATAAGATTGACCCAAAGCAGGTTCGAGATTTGAATAAAAACCTTGAAAAGATGAAGATGTTAGCTGATATTCGCGAGGTCGACCCCGAGACGCTCGAGATTGAAAATCATAGACTCAGGGTCATTGCATCAAGCACTGGTGGAGTCACTAAGTCATATGTCGATAGTGGAGACACGAACAATAAGAATTATATTAATTCGAAGATCAATACCTTATCCACTGTAGCAAAGACTGGGAACTACAATGACCTTACTGGTAAACCGAACTTAAAGCCTGTGTCTACCTCTGGCGACTACAACGATCTCGAGAATAAGCCTGTGCTTAAACCAGTAGCCACAACTGGTAATTATAATGATTTGGATAATAAGCCTACTCTAAAACCAGTCGCAACCTCTGGAAACTACAATGACCTCACTGGCAAACCGAACCTACATACCGTGGCAACTTCTGGAAGTTACAATGACCTCAAGGATAAGCCTAATATCTCAGACTCGATCATCTATAAGAAGATTTTTAGCTATACGGTCGACGATTTTGACGCAGGGCAGGAAGTTGTCAAAGAAGTTCCTCTAGACTTTAACAAATACTGGAAGATTATCGTTGATGCTCATTATGAATCAGGGGAAGGCACTTCACAGAGGTGGGACTATATTCAGGCGATTGTGAATAATCCACCGATGACGTTCGCAAACTGTCTGCAAGTCGGCGCACAACATAACGCTACTAATCGTGAACCTATTGTACGTACGCTTGATCAAGTCGTGGCAGTATGGACAGTGGCACACTTTGCCTCGAGCTACCATATTGAGATCATGACGAATAATGAGCTGAAGAACTTTCCCATGTACCGAGCAGAGAGTTTTGGTGGTACGACAGGCAATCTATTTACGCAGGAGATCAGTGGTAGGATTATTGCGCACCCACGCAATATTACGGCTCTTAAGATTATGCTAAACAGACCTGAAAAAGGTGGAAAAATTGTAGTTTACGGAGTGGAAAAATGAGAATAAATTGGTTCAATGTTTTTGTATGGACTCTAGCACTTATATTTTCGGCGATCTTTTGGATTATTGTCGTCCAGTATTGGGCGGTGGTCATACCAATATTGGTGCTAACGTTTGTTGTTATTAAAAAAAGGAGACAAAAATGAGTAATTCAAACTTAGTAAAAAGATGGTGGCCTGCAAATACAACTAACTATAATGTGGGTCGTGAGGGGAATAAAATTCAAGGTATTGTAGTGCATCACGCTGCCTCAACTTCACTTGAATCTATCGGTGCAGCATTTGCTCGTGCCGGACGTAATGGTTCTGCACACTATGGCGTAGGTGGCGACCAAGTCCATCAGTATGTAGATGAAGCTAACACCACATGGCATTGTTCTAACTGGTGGGGCAACGTTAGGACGGTCGGCATCGAGACGACTAACTCCACTGGTGCGCCAAACTGGGAAATCGCACCAGAAACTTTTGAGACCCTTGTTAAACTGGTCGCAGATATTGCTAAGCGCAATAATCTTGGCAAGTTATGGATCAATCCTAAAGCCGATATGCCAACTCTATCTGGCCATAAAGACTGGTACGGAGCCGCCACGGTTTGTCCAGGACCATCACTCTATCCTAGACTTCAAGAGATCGCAGACCGCGCTAATGCGATCAACTTCCCACCAGAGCCACAAAGAGTGCCGGTTGTGTGGGTAGATATCACACCGTTTGCATTAAAAGCGAAAGAAAAAATCGATATTATCGATCTTGATACAGGCGCAGACAAGGGCGATATCCTAGCAGGAGCGGTTATCAGCAATCTAGTACAAGAGGCGACCGTAAACGGCAAAAAATACTATCGCACCCTATATTCGAAGACCAAGGGCTTCAACAATGGTATTTTAGCCGAAGCATTAGAACCAGTGGTTGCGCCAGTATCTCCGGATTCAGTTATTAACGGTGGGGTTAAAGAAACAAAAGCAGAAATCAAAGTTTCTACCGAAGAAGAGAAGCGACCTATCACTGAAAAAGAAGTTAAAGAGGAAGCTAAGAAAGATGACGGATTCGGCGACGATTTAGCACCAGTCCCAGGGGTAAAACCTGGTATGAAGCCAGAGGAAGTACAAAAATTAATCGAGGAACACAAGAAAAATATGGAAAAATCAGAAGAAATTATCGGAGAGGTTAATAAAGATATGGAATTTTCGCCAAAAACTAGAATGATCGTGTACCTATTAGGGGATCTGTTAATTATCGCCGGAACTCAAGCACCTCTCGTGGTTGCACTTATCAACACTACAGATGTCGTAACATTCGGCCAACTACTTGGTCAATTATTGCTATCTACTGGCACAATGTTATTGTTCACCTTTAAACTATTGAAAAAGAAAGATAAATAGGGGGATCAAGCGGTGGAACACGTTACAGTTGGTCAGATAACTACGGGCATAACATTGCTAGCTACTTTTATCGGTAGTGTAGTAGCCGTTTATAAGTATTTTTGCAATCTTCTAGGTAAACAGATAGAGGAGTCATTAAAACCCCTTGAGCAAAAAGTAGACATGATTGCTAAGAATATGAATGATATGGACTTGAATCGTTGTAAGGACTTTCTATCACGGTTTATCTCTGATCTTGAACAGGGGCAGACTGTATCGGAGATCGAACTAGAACGATTCCATGAGACTTATGCGCATTATCAGAAGATTTGTAGTAGCCCATATCTGCAGGACAAGGTTGAAAAATTAAAAAAACAAGGTAAACTATAAGTGGAGCAAGAACTTCTAAGTTATTGTTGAGAGATTTTAAAAAGACCTAGAAATAGGTCTTTTTAATTTGCTATCGTAAGCAACTAAAATACCCAAACTTCTATAGTCTGGGTATTTATAGGTTAAACACTATGGAACATTTTTACTATTTTCTATTTTATCATACTATTATTTAGATTCAAAGATTATCTTTGCAGTAAATTTTTTGTTTTGTCTGTCTATTTCATTGAAGGCATAGCCTAGTAACATATTTATTGTCATATTTATTGATAGGTTTTGTGATACTGCAAGATCCTCAACTCTTTTCTCTAATTCACTATTTATTAAGCGCACAGCCAGTGTTTTTTTAGTCTTAGTGTTTTTTTCTGCCACCCCTGTACTCATACAATTCTCCTTTATGGTTAACCTTTTTTATAGAGGATGGTGTCAAAAGCTGGATTCATGTAGCGGATAGATATCCTAGAGTGTAATGCTTGATACTTTATAAATCAAACGTGCATTAGTGTTTGACTCAATTTCGATTTTAAAATCATCACACAGATTAATCATCTGTGTTTTAGTAAGCCCTGACACAAGTCGTATGGTGATTCTTGAGGTTGACCGATTATAGCAATCTATTTCAGCCTCAGATGAGAAGTTTTTAGCAATCTCTAATAGGTCGATCTGTCCATCAGTTTTAAACTCTATTTCATAGAGAGTAAAATTGTTCATTTAATGTTTAACTCCTGAATCCAGTTTATTAACATTCCAGCATCCGCTACGTTTTTAATATATCAAATATGAAACATAAATGCAACACTTTTATGACATTTTTCTAAACTATCTAAAATCGATTGACTATAATCACTATTTTAGTTATAATAAAAGTGTCTAAAATTCACTTTAAGTCCTAGTTTTTGCTAGGACTTTTTGTTCCCCAAGAATGATTTATTTAGATTTGAGGAGCACATTAAAGTGGACGAAAAACGAATTATGACGCTAAGAAAAAGATTAGGAAAAGCGTCTAAGCTTATCAAAGATGATAACTTTCTACCCATGTTCAGGAATCGACAAATACGATTTCAAAAAGAGTTTGAGGAGTCAGTTAAGATCGCTAGTAGAAAGCGGAATCCAGAGCATTTCTTTGCTAAGATTTGGTCTTGTGAGAATATAGAGAAAACACTAAAACTAATCAGATCAGTTATTTATAGAGCTATCGAAAAAGCTCGTGAACTACAAGAGTCGATTAAGAGGATTAAAACCGAACAGGATATTAAAAATAATATTAATCCTATAGGGTTGACTAAAATTGCCAGAATGAAACAAGGCCTTTTTAAGGTATAG